GTACCTACGACCCACTCTTTAGCTTCAGCACCTTCGATAGACGAGAGAAGAGAGTATTGACTTTTAACTTTATTGCGTCCTTCGCCTGTGTAAGCATTTTCGTACACAACGACATCATCCAAGACAGCAATATCACAGTGAAGTCCTGTAAGTGACGTAGTAAGGCCACCAGTGAAGACCGAAGGGTCTCTAACATTTTCTTTCCTCCGTAGTGGATGATCTAACATGATCTCTGAGTTAGTCCACCTTGTTCGTTTACCTTCATCAGCATGTACGTGTTCAGGCCAGTACCTACGGTAAGTATCAGAGGTAAGGATTCCTTTGATAAACCCTAGTTGTTTTTCAGCTAGATTAGCTGTAGCTGATATGTATAGTATACGAAGAGTTGGGTTCTTTGTCAACTCCCAAGCTACACGATAGGCTATTAATCTTGACTTGCCGTGATCACGAGGGAAGAGTAGCAACTGGTGAGACTTAGAGTTTTCCCTTGTCCACCAGTTACATACATCCTCATGGCATTGCCCTAGAACTTGTTCTGGAGACACCAGCTTAATAAAGGTGACTAAGTCACTCTCAGCTGCTGTACGGATTTGTTCTAGGGTTGCCATTTTTACCTTTTTACTTTAAAGAAGAACTTTAAGCAGCACTCTCTAAGTCTTCTTCTGGTTCTTTGTTTAGTTCATGTTTTAAACGAACTACAAATGCTTCACGACCTACTTGCAGTTGTGTAAGATTAAACTCTGTTGATGCAATCTTTTGGTCTAGAGAACCGATATGATTGATACAGGCTTTAGCTTCGTTTGTAAGTTGATCTTCTGTGTATTCTACATCGTCAATCGTGATGGTCTTTTTTTCTTCAACCATTTGATTTCCTTTCTATGGTTTATTCAGCGGCCCACGGTACTCCCGCTGCGCTGGTTGGGGTTTTGTCAGCTTCAATCTTAGCAGCAATCGCCGCCTCAACATCCGCTTGGTTTGCTTCGGCTTGCGCCCATGCAATGCAGTTGGCTTCCGTTACGCTATCGTAAGCAATGAAACCATCCGCATCCGCATCTGGTGTGTGGCTAGTTGTGCCATAGCTAGACGCAGAGTAATCACCGTCTACGCCATCGCAACGCCAGTGGATTACAGTAATTCCACCGTCTGCCAAGTTACGTTCTGTCATTGGTACTGACCAAGTATATGTTACAGCCATTATGGTGTCTCCTGTGCTGCTAGATGTGCGGCATAAGCATCCTTAACCGCTTGTGTGTGTACTGCGTTACAGATGGCTTGAACCTCTGTGCTTTCGCCTGTGATGTCTGCATCTGGTGCAACGACATGGCGTGAGAAGGATCGGCTGATCTCTACGCCATCACGCTTGATGACTGTGGCAGTGCGTACTTGCACATGCTTAAAGTCACCCACGATCTCGATTTTGTCTTCTACTGTTTCTTCTGTTAGTGCCATCGTTTATCTCCTGTGATGGTTGGACTGTCCGACCCAAAGCTATGCAGTGGGTTATGAATTTGTTTTATAGACAATATGACCGATAAGGTATCCAGTGCCTACATTTGCGGCTGCGTTACTTGGAACGGTTGCACCGCCATTGCCGTCTTTGTATCCCATTAATAATTGAGTACTGTTCGTTTGAGTTCTTGCATATTGCTGGCGACCTGATCCGTCACCGTCATTAAAAGGTTCCGTTTGCAACAAAACCGCAGGAACTTCGGCAGAAGCTACTGTACCTGTTGTGGTAAAGGGCAGCCCACTTATTCTAAGCTGTCCACTTCCTTGAGAACTTACAGCTCCGACGTTCATAAAAAATGAAGCATGAACAAAAGCACCGATTTTTTCATATGCGCCTGCTGCGGTGTTATATGTCAGACTAGGGTTTGTTGTGCTTCCAGCAAGTGAAGGCGTCCAAGTCCCAGTTTCCACGTCATCCAGCTTGTTCGCCGCACCAGTGCCGCCAAGGTAAACACCGCCAGAGAGGTAGAGGTCTTTGAAGCGGGAGCTTGAATAGCCAAGATCAATAGATGCATCTCTAGTAAAACCTGTTGTTACGTTTATTGGGAATACACTATCAATACTGTTATTAAATCTCACACCTGTATCAGTAGTACCAATACCTAGATCACCACTAGTAGCAATGATACTCCCCACAGTGGTGCCGTCTTTGAAGAATTGAACAATGTCTCCGTCAGAAGTCTGACGATTAAACTGAGACACAACGCCATTATTTCGCACATGAGACGTGTAACCAGTACTGTTAAACTGATGCCCCGCTGTTGTAATGCCATCAGCACTCGTCTTACCCACCAACAGATTACCGCTGCTGTCGATGCGCATGGCTTCGGAGCCTTGGATGTGAAACTGGTGAACAACGTCAGATGCGTTATAAATACTTTCAAACGATCCACTATTTCTATCGCCTTGAATGACAAAACCTTCGTTTGCAGACCCAGTTAAGTGTAACTTTATTTGATTTGTTGACCTAAATCCGCCTATGGTTAAACCGTTGCTATCGGCACTTTGATAAACATGAAGTAAAGTATCTGGCGAACTCGTCCCAATGCCAACCCGACCGCTGCTGTCGATGCGCATGCGTTCTGTGCCGCCCGACCTAAAAACGTAAGATTGTGAAGTACTTCCAGACGCATCAAAAATAGCCTCATTAGCATCCGGATTAATAGAAATATCTAAAAATCCTAAGTCAGCGCCATTCGATCTCTTAAATCTAGCTACATCTGCCTCTCCAGCCCCATCGTTTGCTACCTCAAGTTTTGCATTAGGCGAAGTCGTCCCAATCCCAACATTACCGCTGCTGTCGATGCGCATGCGTTCTGTGTTGTTGGTTCCAAATCGCATCACATTATTTTCAGACTGCCACAGCATCATTTCCTCTAAAGCATTAAGCCCTATAGAGACTCCATCTACTGCTACTGATGCGTTCTTGTAGTAGGTAAGCGCATTATTGCTTCCTGATGTGCTTTGAATAGTTTGATATGTATTTGTAGATGAGGATAAATCTAAAAGCGTATCAGGCGAAGTCGTCCCAATCCCCAACCTCTCAGCACTCGCATCCCAGAAGAACTTTGCCGTGGTGCCTGTGTCCTCGTAGAAGCTGATGTCGCCGTTGGAGGCGGCCCTTATGCGATCTCCAGACTTTACTCCCGCATCTGTGCGAGTTTCAATGGTAAATGTGCCAGAATTTAACCGTAACCAAACATCTTGGTCTGTAGTATCAGTTTCCTCAAACTGTATTCTAGGTGATGCATTAGAAAATGCACCATTCCCATCCACAGTTAGCCCATCGCTGGTCAAAGTACCCGTGATGTCTACGCCTGTGCTGGTGGTATTAGTTATTAAAGAGCCACCAATATATGTTTTTGCTGATGAGCTATTCCAAGATGCAAATTGAGTATCCTCTGCTGCATTGTACATATTTACTTGAGAGCCTAATACATTTAGCGGCCCTGCACCCTGATCTGAAATATAAGATGCTGATGTATCATGGTAAATCTGTAGGTCAGACCCTGCGCCGAAGATGGCTTTGTTATTGTCGCCGAAGGACAGATCGCCAGTCATAGTATCGCCAGTGGTCTGAACGAAACCTGAACTATCTACAGCTGCATCCTGCCAAGCTGACCCTGAGTAAACCCTCATGGTGTTGCTTGTGGTGTTGAAGTATAAGTCACCCGCATTTAGGGCATCACCATCATTATCAACTGATGGGTCTGATGCTTTAGAACCTAAGTAGACATCATCGAAGAAGTCAGCACTTGATGCCGCCGCCGCTGCACTTGCCGCTGCCGCTGTAGCTGAACTCGCAGCATTTGTCTCAGATGTTGAGGCATTAGATGCTGAGGTAGCTGCGTTAGAGGCAGATGTAGCTGCATTCGCTGCGTTTGTAGCTGCGTTCTGAATAGCTGTGAGGTTATCAGTTACATTCTGTAAGTTAGTTGTCTGACCTGCAACTGTATTTACATTAGAAATATCGGTTGCAACTGTATTGATGTTAGAAGTATTTCCAGCGACAGTTGTCACATTAGCTGAAATACCAGCTACCGTGTTGATATTCGAAATGTTAGTAGCTGTTGTATTTACATTTGAGATACTAGTTGCTACCGTCCCGATGTCCGTACCATCGGCAGCTACAGTTGTCACGTCACTGCTGATACCTGCCACGGTAGTGACATCTGAAGAAATACCAGCTACTGTGTTGATGTTAGTTGTATTACCAGCTACGATGTCGATATTAGCTTGGTCAGATGTGGTAGGTGTTGTACGATACCAAGTGGATGTACTTGTATCGTAGAATTTCATTACGGTATTGATCGTATCGTAGTATAATGCACCGTCTAACAATGCATCACCGTCATTGTCTAGGGTTGGGTCTGAGGCTTTAGACCCTAGATATCTATCATCGAAATTATCATAAACTAACTCAGCTGCCGCTTGTGCTGTCTCAGCTGCTGTTTGAGCCGCCTCAGCAGCGTTCTTATATGACAATGCTGTGGCTATGTAGTCAACACCACCAACTAGAATACGTGAGGCATTCAGGATGTCATTGTTGTTCAGGTTAAGGTCAGATGTCATAGAGTTAGGTGTTGACCCATCTAATGACAATGTGTTATCGAAAGCATCTCTTAATGCTTCGAAGTTATCATTAAGGGTATTCGTTGAGGCATACCCAGATGTAATCGATGTAATTGTAGGTTTCTTAGCCATTACTGAATTTTAATCCCTAACCTATTGGCATCCTCTGACAACAATGCCAATGCCTGTTTATCCTGCTCGTGTTGTTCTTTTTGTTGTAGCTTCTTCTTAGCCTGAGAAGCATTGTCTTTATCCAGCCAGCCTTTCTCTAAGAGAAGTTTAGCTGCACTGAAGGATGAACGACCACCCTCTTTCATCTCCATAGCTATAGCCTGTATAGCCTGAGACTTAACCTTGATCTCTACTTCGTTCTGCCATCTCTTGACATATACAGCTATCTGTGGAGCTTTCTTGATCTTCTCCCAGACTTCCCATGAACCGAAGACTGTCTGTGCGAACTCATACTCTGTAGGATCGTTAGGTACCATAGCAACGTAGAGTTGCTGTAGGGAGATCATCTTGCGTCCGTCAGGTAGAATGTGATCCTGCTCCTTTGTGGTAAAGATAGCATACTCAGGGTCATTGTAGGATAACTCATAGAATAAGCTCTTAGTCCGTGTAATGCCGTTGGCTGTCTTTAGTTGCTCGAAGGTGAACATGGTTTCTCTACCTTTAACAAGCCGAAGGCGATGCCCTCGGAAAACGAATCACTTGTGTTATGATAGCATGTATGGTTACACCTTGTCAACACTTTTCTTAAATAAAAATAATTTATTTTTATGTACGATTTTTGTTGACAGACCTTTAAAGAATTGCTATAATAAATTATCCGTTACGGATGCCCTATAGTATATATCTAATAAACAAACTAACACTTACTTGAAGTATCCTTACTTTAGGTATCTTTACTTTTAATAACCACGTCCAGATTCCTACCCTCTAGGTTCTTTCCTAGGGGGTTTTATTTTGTCTTGTTGTCATTTTTTACTCATTGGAAATTTTTCTGAGAAAATTTCTTTACGTATTGTACATACAGAAAGCACCCCCATGCCCCCCTTTCGGGTAGGGTCTATACCTAAAGGATTTATACCCCGCCCCTTTGAGTAAGATTCTATCCGTAAGTACTATTTGTGATCACAAAAGTAATTCTTATGGGAAATGTGATCACATCGTTAGTAACTACCATAACCTATTGTATTTACAGTATATCCTATCGGATACCCCAGCCATATCCATTGGTATAGCCTATGGGGTAACATGGTATGACACATTATATTTATTTAGGTACTATCCCTTTGGGTATACTGAAACTATCTCATTGTACTAATTTGTTCTCTGAATGGACTGATTCGCTGTCCGATCTGATTGATTCGCTTGTTTTGGTATTACTTTCGTCTGGTTTGACCCTGAAAACGAATCACCCTTTCGGATAGGTCACTATCAAAAACACCCCTAAAAACATTTAATTTAAATTATTTTCAAATTATTTTAACCCTTATTTCATTGGGTTTTCTTGTCATTCCTATCCCTTCATGACATTTCCTATCCCTCTGTATAGTGTACATCCCCGATCCCTGCTGTCATAACTTAATCATCGAAACGAAACACGAACCAGAAAGGGTTTTGAGATGAGCATTACTATTAAACAACCAAAGCAATATGGTGAAGGTGATAGACACTACACAATGGAAGAATATGTCGAATTATTTACTTGGCACTCTAAACAGTTGTTCAAAGTTCTTGATGACAAAGACCCTGACTTTGCGGATAACTGGCAAGAAATGATGGACTTCGACAAAAAGATTCAGTCAATGGCAATGAAAAGGTTTGTTTCAATCTACACCAAACAAAACTCTTGACAATCTTGGTTAGGTGCTGCCACAATAGCACCATTCCAAGACGGTCAATCGCAGACGGGGAGCCTAACGGCCTTGATCCAGAGCATTGTCTAATCTAACCTTGCAGGGTGGAATCTAGTCCCTGTGCACGAATACCGTCCCTATGCGGTACTAGAAATAGGGCAACTGTCTGAAGCGTTTGTGGTCTACGTTTTCGGGCAAGATATAAAAGACCACACACAAACTAAAGACTTGACATTCTATAAACTGTCTGACACTGTGAAAGAATAGAAACAAAAGACAAGACAGCAAACACTTGCTAACGGACAGCGTCCTAGATCGTGGGCGGTAGAACGGTGACTTGAATCAGTCCGTCAAAGGTCGGGTGAGTGTGTCTTGTTGATTGTTATAGGCATCTGGATTCCTCCCTGTCTGGATGTCTTTATCAATCAACAGAGGAACAAGTACAATGACACAACACGTTAGAAACATACTCAAAGTATACAACAGAGCGACACCAGAGGACATTGCCAATGGACTCGAATGGTACGACAGAGCAAAGCGACACGCCAAGGCTATCTCAACCAAGTACTTTATACACACTCATACTGTCATTGGTGTCATGGCTGCACTATCGCCTAACAATCGTTGGGAACGTAACGTCAAGGATACCGAACGTATGTGCCAAGCATGGGTCAAGGGTGAAGACTTGACAGACTTCAAGGTGTCCTGTTATAACACAATGAAACAAAAGGCTTGGTCAATACTCGAAGACGACTTGACAGATGATGATGACATACTGACCAGACTGAACGGACAAAAGATCAGATCATTCTATTCAAACATCAGGGGCTTGACAGAGGTCACCATTGACGGTCATGCTTACAACATCGCCCTAGGTATCCGTCAAGGACTGACAAGCGACAAGACTAACATGGGCAAGAAACTATACCGTGATATGCAATCGGCATATGTCAAGGCTGCGAAACGTGTAGGTGTCAAGCCGCATGAACTACAGGCTATCACTTGGACAACATGGAAACGTGAACATGGAATTTAATGGTTGACATTTAGGACAGATTGTTTCAGTCTGTCTATACATGCCAACCGCATGAACTTAGAAACCTTAAACAAACAGGAGGCTATCATGCCAACATACGACAAAAACACAAAGCACTTCGACAAAGCAGAAATCGGATCATACAACTACAAGTTCATTGATGATGCTATCATGGAAGCATACAACAAAGGCTATACACAGAAACAGATTGCCGTTGCCTTGCGTGAACCTAAGAATCGTATTGCATACCGTGTTAAAATCTTACTTGAAGAAAACCTGATCGAACCTAAACGCAATACAAGAAAAATGCGTATCAATCGTCGGATCAAGATGCTAGAACGTCAACTAGCTACACTACAAGATGCATTGGCTGATGCCTAAGTATCTCTACAACATCGGGATAGGGTTGTCTGTCACACTGAACGCAATACTTGGCGGTCAACCCTTCCAGACATTCAGTGCAAGAAACTACGTCTGGTACCTGAATGATCAGAGAAACCTTGTCTGGTTGATAGACAAAGCACTAGGCAAGGATCACTGTTGGGAATGTTTTAAACACTGGAAGTATGGCTATGACATATGATCTACTAATGTTCGAAGACGAAGATATGTTTACATGTCTGACAAACTTTGATAAGGATTCTAACAAACAATGGAAAATACAGTTCGAAAACAGGAAGGATTGTTTAGAGACAATAGAAAGACTATTGACAATGCAATCAATCTTAAACAAGGATGATACAGATGACATATAGAGTACAAGTCTATGACACAAACAATAAACTTATCTGTTGGTACAGTGAACCATCACAGTCACGTGCAGAAAGATACGCAAGAAACTTACCACCATCATGCACATATAAAATCCTGCGAGTTGTGGGGTAGAACCTTACAAGACTTCTTGCTTGCCATGTTCAACTATGATATCGTGTGGAAACCAGAAAACGAAACAGACGAGGTACCATTCTAATGCAACTAATATATCCAACATACTGGTATAAGAACAACTATGGTCAGATCATAGACGAGTATGAACACTATCACGATGTCTATGGTACCGATCAAGATACTATTAGTAGTATATACCCTGTGCAGAGCACAGCCCTATTATACGAAGAAAATCAGGATTGTCAAGATGGAAAATAAAGTTTTTTATGACAAGGGTGCAACCGATGCATACTATGGACGCACTGCTGATCTGTCATCATGGAAAGAACAGGTCTTGACAAAGGAACAGAAAGCTGCATACTGGAACGGATACAACGACGAACCGTATGGAAGGAAAGACTATGGATACGAGGAAGACAGAGAGTAAGTTCACTCACCATGAACCCTGCCCTGAGTGTGGTTCAAAGAACAACCTCGCAAGATACGACGACGGTCATGGTTATTGTTTCGGTTGCGAATACTGGGAAGCAGGAGATGATATGGAACAACGGATCGACAGAGCATTTAAAAATGCCGAAGTGGTCACACTAGAAAAGATGACAGCTATCCACCGTGGTATGCGTGGCATCACATCAGACACAATGAAGTTCTTCGGGTGCTACACATACCTGAACAGCAAGGGTGAGGAACAGTATCAGGACTATGTATATCCATCAGGTGGTATCAAGTCACGGATATTCCCGAAGGACTTCCGTGCCAAGGATGGGTTCAAGTCAGACGAACTATTCGGTATGAACCTCTGGAACGCAGGGACATCCAAGACTGTGACTATTACAGAGGGCGAGTTGGATGCTATGTCTGTCTATCAGATGATGCACAACCCCAAGTACCCGAATCCTGTGGTATCTCTTCCCTCAGCTAAACCATCACGCAAGCTATGGGAAAACGTACATGACTGGCTGTCATCCTTTGACAAGATCATTCTGTCTATCGACAATGACGAGGCAGGGAATGCCATCGCCCACAAGATCGCCAAGATGTACCCGAACAAAGTCTATCGTGTACCACACGACAAGTACAAGGATGCTAACGAGTTCCTACAGGCAGGTGCTACCCAAGAGTTCAAGGCCGCATGGTTCAATGCTAAGAAGTACACACCAGAGAATGTGATCAACACGACAGATCAGTTCCTTGGCCTGTACAACAAGGCTGATGACCATGTCTATGTTGAGACAGGTCTAGTTGAGTTCGATGAGATGTGTCTTGGCCTGATGCAGGGACACTTCACACTCTTCAAGGCACAGACAGGTATCGGCAAGACTGAGTTCATGCGGTACCTTGAGTACCGTATCCTGAGCCAGTACCCAGAGATCAAGATTGCCATATGGC